TTTTCCTTGTCCGTCTGCACTGCGTTAGGCAGAGTCCTTGCAAACAACTCACTTTGCTCCTCCATGACCGCATCCCACATGAGCCTTGCATCCACATAGCGCCTCCGCAACGTTTCATAGTCCTCGTAAAGCATCATTTTGTTTTACCATTGCTTATGATTGTGATAGCAATTATCGTCAAACATATGATTGCAGTGATCGTGACCGATGTCGGCATATTGCACCTCCTAATTATCTTTTGACTATCTTTTAATCTTCGCCATTTTTTCGAAAGTTTTCCTCTGGATTGAATAAAAGCATCTGGAGTTTTGTCTGCTTGAAACAGTCTTGACACAACCAGATTGTGCAGAATTTCCATTGTCTTCCGTGACTAACTCTTGTCGACTTTAGAGTGATATAATCACCGCCATATACGTCTTTACCGCAGGAATCGCACACGATTCTCACTTCTCGTCCCATGTTTACCTCCCTGTTGACCCAAAGCCATTACCGCCTCTTTCGGACTCCTGCTCCAGATCATCCACAACCTCAATGCTCTCATATAGGCATGGCACAATGACCAACTGGCTGATTTTGTCTCCTGCATGGACATCATAGTCATACCCACTGTGGTTATACAACTTCACAATTATCTCGCCATCATAGCCCTCATCAATAAGCCCTGTTGATGTGATCCCATACTTTGTGTTTAATCCGCTCTTGCTGACTAAGATGCCACAAGTCCCTCTCGGCAGTTTGACATGGACTCCAGTGTGAAAAGTTGCACTCTCCTTTGCGGGGACGATCTCTCCCCACATGGCTCTTAAATCCAGTCCTGCGTCTGTTTCGTGTTCCCTTGTCGGCATAAATGCCCCAGAATCAAGTTTAATTTTCATCTCTCTCCTCCTTGATATGGCTCTGGCAGAGGCATCCATGCTTTAACGCATTCGCTCGTATTCTTCTTCCACCACCAGTAGTAGTTGCCATTTGCCACAAAATCGACTCCTCTATACTGTCCATGCTTCACATTCCCTTTTGCATTAGTGATAAGTACGACATCTCCCTTCTCTGGTAGCCTCTCACTGCATGGTATCCACTCGCCCTTTCGCTCTGCGGATGGGAGTCTCCTTATCGCCTTCACCGCATCATCGTAGAAGACATAGATTTCTGTCGGATTCTCGCAGGACAATGCATCAATCGCATCCCGTCTGTATATAGTGTCCTTACTCATCCTGTTCACCTCTCATATCTGCACCACAGTGACAGAATGGATAATTTTTCGTTACCTTGTTTTTACCATCAGTGATATTTACCAACGTTCTTCCGCATACCGAACATACATAGGTATGATTGGTATTGGTGAATTCGAGCCACTTCCCACGTTTCCGCTCTGCTGATGGCATAGACCCAACCAACGAAACCGCATCGTTCCATGTCGGTGTTTGTCCACTGTTGTTCGATTTTCTCACAAAATCCGAAAACTCTTTTATTGTTTCCTGTCTGCTGATTAAGTCAGTCATGCTTTCCCTCTCTTTCTGCCCACTTGCACTCGCCTCTGAACCGCTTGCGTATCTTGCCATTACGCAGTGAGCAGAATGCCGCACCCGTCCACTTGCCAGTATGGTCGTACAGCCTGTGGCTCCATTTGCACTTGTGGCAATCTATGTATCCTTTAGGCATCGGTTCTCCCCCTTGCTGGACAATACAACCGCATATCTCCGCAGTCCCTGTTGTATACGCAAAAGTCACATGGCTCTGGCTCTGCGGATGGCTCTACGGTTGGAGTGGATTTTAGCACGTCCGTAAACATCCTGTACCTAATCCAACACCCGCTGTCCCACCGTTGTAGGTCTGTGTCTTTTTCAAATGCTTCATGATACATATTTTCTTCCAACACATCTGCGTCAATCAGTCTCATTCTGTTCACCTCTCATTTCCGCTCCTTTACAATTGACACCATGCCCCTATACCTCTTATTCGTTGTTGCAGTCTTTGCAATTTTTCCGATGTTCACTCGTTCGACTTTCCCATGATTTGCGATGTAGGCTTTGTCCCGATCTGGCAAGAGGATAACTGTGTGAATTGGATTCCTTTGCTCCATGATGACTGGATGTCCTGCCTTTAATGCTCTCTCGATCCTGTCAGCACTTACTGTCTTGTAATAGTGGGCAGTCCCTTTTCCTGCAAGTCTGTTGATGCCTTCCGAAACACCTTTTATAGTGACCTTTGCCTTAACCTCCTCTGGAGTGTGTATCCTGTGCCACTTGAGAAGATTGATTGGAAAAATTCCTCGCCTCCTTCCATGAATCATGATTTTCCTCACCCCTAAAAACTGGAGTGCGATATACTCCGCAACGAGACTGCACCCATGATTCCGTAGCCATGCATCGGAAAACTGACTCTGTCTCGGAATCACCATCCGCTCCCCTGTGCTCAACGTCACCACAAGCGGATATTTTTTCGAATCCCTTTTCTTGATCTCCATCGTTGCCTCCTATAGACCCAACAGTTTCTGCATCTCTCTATAGTCCGACTTTAGCCTTTCCTTCCGTCTATCTCTCCCTGTCACCTCGACAGGGATGCACATCTCAAAGAGTCTGGAATAGATTCTCTGCTTGCGAATGTCGGAAGGATGCTTTAATTCATCTGATGTCAAGTTGGTTGTCACGATCAGAGGCTTTCCACTCCTATATCTGGAGTCGATGATGCTCTGAACGATTTCTCCCATGTATTCTGTGTCTCGCTCTGAGGCCAAATCATCAATCACAAGGAGTGAAAACCGATTGAGCGAGTCAATATATCTCTGCTTGTCTTCCCTGCCAGAAATCGAATTCACGAGCCTTGCAAAATTGGTCACAAGGCAGGGATACCCTTTTTCTATCAGTGCGTTGGCGATGCAAGCAGATGCGAATGTCTTTCCTGTTCCGACCCCGCCATAGAGGAGCAATCCTTTTCCCTTTTTCAGCATCTCGTCAAAGTGTTCCACATATCTAAGAGCGATATTCGACACCTTTTCGTTGCTCCAGTCATCTTTGGCAAAAGTCCAGTTTTTCATCTCCGCATCTGGAAATCCCAACTGCTTGAGTCTCTTGACCCTATCCATGGCCTCCTGCTTTCTCCGCTCCTCTGCCTCTCTCGCTCTCTTCTCCTGCTCACACTGGCAGAGGCACATGGGAGTCCTTATCTCCCCAAAGAGTTTGACCCTCGTCTGCTTTGGAGTGAGGCACTTTCCGCAATAGAGCAGTCCGTCCCGCAAAAAGTCCCCCTTGTTGGCTCTGATGCTCTGTGAGGCACTCATCTCTATCTTATCCATCAGTCCTGCCATCATAATTCTCTTTCCTCCCAATCATCACAATGATCCTCAAAATCACAGTAACAACAGTAAAACTCGCTCTCAGAGTTGTAACACATCCATTCTCCTTGATGGAGTCTGCACCATTTACAATTCGCACAATATCTCATACTTGCCTCCTATAAGATGTCATCCAGTTCTGGATCATCAACAGTGACGATTCCTCCAGACCAATCATCCTGCCATGCTCTCTGACTGAAAAACGTTGACCCTTGTTTGATATACTGGCTCTCGACCTTCTTCCGCTTGATATAGGCCACATATGCCTTGATGCCTGTCTCGACCTCTTCAAAAGTTGTGCCTTTTTTCTTCCATCTCTTGTAATAATCAAAGGCTTTCTGCTTTCCCTGTTTTCTCGGATAAAGCCTCCAGAGAGCATCAAACTCCTCCGTCAATGACGATATATTATTATCCTTACCTATACTATCCTTACCTATACTAACCTCGGTTGCCAACTGGTTGCCAACTGGTTGCCAACTGGTTGCCAACTGGTTGCCATTCTCTGTGTATGACCCATTGTCCTTGATGCCAAGACTCTGCAACTCCTCTTGATATTGGCTCGGATGATATCTGTCCTTGCGGATCAAGTTGTGCATCCTCCAGTGCTTGATGACGATGACTCCAGACTCAAAGCCAAGGATAAAACGCTTTGCAATGAGGAGTTTCAGATCGTCCTCTGATGCCCCTATCATCCTCTGTATTTTGCGAGGATTGTTGACAAAGCCATCATCGTCCGCCCTCATATTCAGATGGAAGTAAAGGCATTGTGTTGACAGTGGCATATCAAGGAATGCATCACTGTCCACGATTTTCTGTGTAAACATCCTTCGTTCTGCCATGATCGTCACCTCAATGAATAACGCACGAAATGCACAGGCTCTCCAAATCTGTTTTTTCCGCTTATCATCTCTCTGTCAAATTCAAATCCGTCCTCCGTCAGATCATGTATCCTTGATGCCAAACGAGTGATGCCCAAATCTTGAAATGCCTCCATAGTTGTAATTGACCCGAATCTCTTGATGTAGTCCAGAATCCTCTCAGTCTGTTTCATCTTGTGCCTCCTTTATCTCCAGAATGACCTTTGCCCTTTTTCCAGTTTCAAATGTGTCGGTAAAGCCCTTAATGTATCTCTGGTTGTCATTTTCCAATTTGCCACTCCGCACAAGTGCATCAAGGATGAATTTCTTAGCAAAGGCCACGTTGTCCAAATCTCTCCTCCTGCTATCCTCAATCCAGTGGAAATGGATGATAACTGGCTCATGGAAAGCAGGGAGTCTGTTGGTAAAAAGCATGATTGCATCCTCTGTGTCTCTCTTGAATTTTGAGGCTTTAAACGGATTTGATCTGCATACATTGACATACTCATTGAGTGATGGCAACTTGAGATTAATTTCACAGATAACTCCGTCCGAATGCTTTGATAAACTCCTCCCTGTCTCCATACGTTTCCTCCCATGCCATCTGGCATCTCGTCTTGAGGTTGATGTCCAGAGGCTTGTAATTGTGGACTCCCCATCTGCTCATATTGTGATGATCCGCACACAGATAGACCCAACACCCATATTTTTCTGATGTGTCCCTTCGCCCAAGACCCTCATAGATGTGATGTCTGTGCAGATTGAGTGTTGTCTTGCAGATAAAGCACTCTCTTTCACTGGATAACAATGATTCGCTCATGATGCTCCCCACTCTCTCTGCAACTGATTCTCGATCAGTCTCATCTGCAGTTTAATGGAGTTGATCGCCTCTTGATTAGCCTTGTAAACGGCCTCTGCAACGTCCCTTTTAAAACGAGCCTCTGCAACGGATGGGATGCCATAGCAAGTCTTATCTATCATCCCTATTGCCATGCCCTCATCCCTAAGTTTGAGGCACTCTGTGCGGAGCAGGATTTTGTATGCCTTTTCCGCTTCTGCATACTCCGTCCCGCTCTTTCTGAGGCTCTTAATACTGATCTCCAGTTGCCTTGTTTTTTCCTGCAACTCCATATACAGATCGTCCATAAGGCCTCCTTAAAACGGCAAATCCTCATCTATCATGACAAACCGTTCCTCTGATTCTTCCTGCTTTGGCTCTGGCTTGTCCTGCTTCTTTTCAAGGAATTCGATTGAATCGACCACAACCTCTGTGGTGTAGACTTTCCCATTCTTGCCCTCATATGATCCAGTATGGATGTGACCAGTGATGCCGATCAGACTGCCCTTGTGCAGATATCTCTCCATCATCTCTGCCAGTTTCCCGAATGCAGTGATCGAGATAAACTCGGTCTGATCCTTATTTTTCCCTCTGACCGCAAGTGTGTTTCTGATGACCGCCATCTGCGTCTGCGGAGTGTATCTTGTCTCAATGTCTCTGGTGAGTCTTCCTGTTAGCGTGACCGTGTTCATTTCTTTTTCCTTTCATTTATCTCTTTATTGATGCCGTACTTCATGACATATCTCTGGACAGTGCTCTCAGAGCACCCGACCATTTTTGCAACTTGTTCTGCTGTTTTCCCCTTGTCTATCATCTCTTTTCTGAGATAACTGATTGTCAATTTCTGACTGAGTGGTGCTTTGACAACCGTTTTCGGACTTGATTTTTCCACGATGTTTGAAATCTCGATGTTGTTTAGTTTCGACATCATAAACTCCAATGCCTCTCTGCGGACTTTGGCTATGGCTTTGAGTTGGAGTTGATATCTGCAATTCACTAAATAATTCATGACCTCCTCTGGCGTGTCAAAGTGGTGTCCATCCAAATCGTAGTAAAATTCATTCCCCTCTTGGTAGACAGTAATATCCTTGATGGATAAAACAAACGCCTCCAGTGGCGATGATGGTGTCTTGTCTCTGATGACCACTTGAGCACTGACCCCATTGTCATAGGCTTTCTGGAGGATGTCATACACATCCTCAATCACCTTGTGATCCGCTTCTCTCCCCTGCTCTCGGAGCATATCTCCGTATGCGAACAGAGCGTCCCAAAACTTTGCAATCATCTGTATTCCTCCATATAATCCTTTATTATCTGAGTGACCAATCCCTCGTTGATTGGAATAGGAACAAACCTCCTCACATCTTCTCGGAGATGTAGCCCTCTGAGGAATTGCCACTCCACGCCGTAGCACTGACGATAGGCCACACGATAAAGATTGAGTTGGTAGGCCAGATATTCTTTGTCCAGTGCAGATGTCCGCTTGATGTCCGCTCCTCCGATTTGACCATCCATCTTGATGACCATGTCCAACCGCCCTGCGGAAACTGGCTCATCTCCAAGGAACAGGATCACAGGGACTTCGTTGTCAATGACCTCAAATCCATACTGCCTCTGGAGGAATCTGAAATTCCTCACCTCGGGCAGATCGCTTTCTGCTCCTTCCTTGCAGTATTGCTCTATAGCATCATGGACTTTTGTCCCCGCATCGGAGGCTCTTTTGAGGACATCGTGATTGATGCCCTCATACTTCCTGCCGAACCTCATCTTGAGGAGTTGTGTGATGCTCGGAACAATGACACCGTCCACCAGATAAAGATGGTCATCATCGAAATATTCCAGTGTGTGTCCGTTGATTTCCTGTGTGTAATCCATTAGTCCCAAGTCCTCTCCATGACATAAGCAATGACGCAAGCAACTGCGAAACATCCAACCAACCAAAAGGCTTTTGCTATCAACAACATATCTGTACCTCCTTAATGATTGAGTGCATCAATCATGGCGTTGTATACGGCCTTGTAAATCAGTTTGCCAAGTGCGTCCATGTCTATCTGTGTCGGAGTGGAAGTCTCTTTGATTTCCTCTTTCGGCTTTGCGTATTCGCTTTCATCAATGTTATAGGCGGATTTGAGAAAAACCACTATTGCTTTTGGCAACTGATTCTTGTGCATATATCTGCTAATGTAGTTAAATTGATGTCCGCTTTCTTCGGATGCCCGCTTTATAGTGACCCCTCTTTTATAAAGAGCCTTTTCAAGTTTTTTTCCGTCAATTTCGATGATTGGTAATGCCCCCATAACAACCTCCTATTTAACCTTGATCCGAATAGATGACTTGACTGGACTCATGGTCACGAATTCATCATATGTGAGAGGAAATTCCTCTTTAAACCTCTTTGTATTAAAGGACTCTCTGTCTGTCGGAGCGACATAGGTGATCGTCAAATCATCTGTTTCTATTTTGACGATGTTTTTCTGCTCCATTTCTTCCAGAATTGCCTTTTTAAGAGCCTCCTGTTTACTCTTGATATCTTTCGCCATCCGCTCAAAATCTGCGATCTGAGAAGAGATTTCTGGTTTCAAGATGGCAGTCCCTGCGTCAACCTTAATCAACTGCTCCATCTTCATCCTCCTTGAGTGCCTTGATTGTTTCGCTATACTCATACGGATCAATAATGGAAAGAATCAGTGAAATGTCTTCCCCATTAAACTCAAGATGCTTCTTGTTCCATGACAGTTTTGCATTTTCGAAAAGTGCTCCAATGAGGATGTCACACTCCTTCTGATTCTTAATCAGATCGACATAATCATCCACACTGACTGCCACCTCATTAACTCCAAGTATTCTCATGTTATCCATTATTTTCCTCCTCTCAATTTTCCGATCAGTTCCGATGCCTTTTCCATCGGCATCTCCTCAATTGCTTTCAGACCATTGCTCTCAAGAAGTTTCACCATGTTCTCCCCGACATAGGCTCTCTTTAAGACCTCTATCTGCTTTGGGGAGGCTTTTCTGACATTCTGGTTTGCCATGGCGTTTCCAACTTCCTCATAAGACGCAACGGATGTGTCGATTCCAAATCCCGCCATGCCAAGTGCTCTGCCCACCGCTGATGTCTCGCAGTTTTCGATGTAAGATGTCTCATTGATGAATGACGATCCCTCTTTTTCATAGGCATGACCAGTGGCAATGAGGATGTTATCTGTACCCGTATAAATAGATGCTTCAAAGATGCATACGCCGTTTTCGTTCGACTTCATCTCCGTCATGATGCATCCTTCTGGATAGACCATGCGAAACGCCTTGATCCGCTGATTGACCTCTGCATAATCCTTGCCCTTGATGGCAGTTGTCTTGATGGCATCATTTGCTTTCTTTATATCTTCATATGTGATGCTCATGCTCTCTCCCTTCTGATCCTGTCCAGTAACTCGTAGAGGATTGGATAATCCTCCTTCTTTACGATGACCCCAGAAATGCTTTCTACCTCTGTGCCATCACTTCTGACGTGCTTAATCATTTCTGCGGAACAACTCTTCAAGAGTCATATCAACTCCAAGAGCCTCCTTGATTGCGAGTGCTTCGTCCAGAGAGAATTCACTCCTGCCACTGGCCTTGTCATAGATCGTTGTTCTTGCCATTCCGATTCTCTGACCAAGATCAGTGAGCGTGATTCCTGCTCTGGCGATTTCCGCTCTGACGTTTGGATACATCTTTACCTCCTTTTCTATAATTCGTTATTCTAAGATGCTTTTTCGGATTTGCGAAATCCTTGTCCTTATTGTCTCTCGCAATTCCACATTTGTCAAGCACTTTTTTCGGATTTGCGAAAAATTATTCCCTTTTACGCCTTCACCGTTCGTTTATTCGAAATTCGGACTTCCATTATCGGATTTTTGATGCTATGATTTCATTAGAAATATTGAAAAGGAGGCAAGAAAAATGACTATCGAAAAGAAACTGCAAGAGTACATCAAAGCCAAGTATGGCAATGTTTCCAACTTTTGCTCTGAGATTGGGATGGCAAACTCGACTTTTGCCACGATCATGAAACGAGGCATCCATTCCGCCTCGATAACTACATTGATCAAAATCTGCGATGCTCTTGACATTAGCGTTGACGCACTGGCAAAAGATGAGATTCTGCCAAATCAACCACAGTCCGCAGAGGCAACCATCACTGACCTCTCTGCACTCATCAAATACCTCAATTCCACAAGAGATGCCAATGTCACAGTTGATGGAAAGCCTCTGACCCCTTATGACTGGACTGTGCTTGTCAATGGATTTGAGATCACTCTGGAAATGATCCGTAAAGGGAGGGACAACAAGTGACTGGCATCTATGTGAGAGTTTCAACGCAAGAACAGGCCAAGGAGGGATACTCCATAGGGGAGCAAAAAGAGCGACTCTCCCAATATGCTTCTGCCATGGGATGGACTGTCCATGACTGCTATGTGGATGCAGGATTCTCCGGATCATCCACTGACAGACCATCCCTCCAGAGGCTCATCGATGATGTCGAGTCTGGCATCATAGACAGAGTGCTCGTCTATAAATTGGATAGGCTATCCAGATCGCAAAAAGATACCCTGCATCTTATAGAGGATGTCTTCCTCGCAAATGACTGTGCATTTGTCTCCATGAGCGAGAATTTCGATACGGCTACACCCTTTGGGAAAGCGATGATCGGCATTCTTGCGGTCTTTGCCCAACTGGAGCGGGAACAGATAAAAGAGAGGCTGATGATGGGCAAGGATGCCAGAGCGAGGCAGGGAGGCTATGTCGGCAAGATTCCTATAGGCTATGATTATGATGTGAAGACTCAATCTCTTGTGGTTAATGATTATGAGGCCATGCAGATCAAACGCATCTTTGATATGTATCTGTCTGGAATGACGATAAACGCCATAGAAAAGAGTCTGGAGGGAATAAAACACAAATACGGCATATGGCGTTATTCCACCCTCAGAAAGATGCTCAGATCAAGAATATATCTTGGGGAAATCCACTGGCATGGGGAGTGGTACAAAAGCACCCACACACCACTCATCACAGAGGATATGCACACAAGAGCAGTGATGCGGTTGGACAAGACCAAAGACTCCTACAACAGCACAAGGGAAGGGAGTGTGCGGTCACTCCTTGGGGGAATCATCTACTGCGAACGATGCGGAGCGAAATATTCCAAAATCATCTTTGACAACCACATAAATCGGTACGTCAAATACTCCTGCAATTCCAGACATAAGCACCAGAGATCACTCATCAAAGACCCATCATGCATGAACAAAAACTGGGACATGGAGGCTCTGGACAATCTTGTTCTGGACGAAATCCGAAAATTGAAACTGGAGCAGACCGAACCACAGAAGAAAAAGGACTACACAAAGCAGACCGCCAAAGAGATTGCGAGGATCGAAAAGCAGATAGACAGACTGGTTGACTTGTACTCTGTCGGGGATATCCCAAAGAGCACCCTTGAAAAAAAGATTGCAGAGCACAATGCCGAAAAAGCGAAACTAACACACATTTTGTCGCAGGAGCGAAAAAATACCGATTTAAGGCGGGAAAAAGAGAAACTGGTAAACTCTATTGACGAGATTATAAACAACGGCACAATGGACGATTTGAGGCTATTGGTCACAACCTTGATTGACCATGTCGGCATTGATGGCGATGATGTTACAATTTACTGGAATTTATAGATCATAAGCAGACCATGCTTACAGTCATGGTCACATTGTGACATACAAAGAAAAGAGGCAGTGTTCCTGCCTCCTTTTTTATCGCTCCATGTCTCGCCTTATCAACCGCTTGATGTATCCCTGCTTATTCTGGATGCTGTCCAGATGGTCTATGATGTCTTGATCTGTGTTAAAATTGAGTTTAAATCCGTATCTCTTTGTGTTGTTGGCATCATACTTTGCCGATGCCCGTTTCTGTGCCTCAGATGTCATATTTCCCCCTTTAAGCATATGATATGGTGAATGTGCCACATCACGCTTTCAAACTCATGGTATCTGGCGATTTGCTCTCTGTGCCATCCACAATTATACCACACCTTATACAGTCTGTACGGATTCATCTGACCTCCATCGTCATACGCCCGAAAATGATAGCCTCCCTCATTGATCTCCAGAATCTTTCTCATGACACCCTCCTTACATCCAAAGCCATCTCTTGATGGCCTCCTCTATCTCCTGCACCGAGTTCTTTCTGAGCAGATATGTGACCTTTTCTCTTCCATTCCCCGCCTCCGTATATACGGCCTGTTCCTTGATGCTATAGTATATTTCTGTCCCTGCTCTACTTGCATCTGCAACTCTCTCGATATTCTTTATCATCTCATACCTCCTCTGGATAAACCATGATCCCCTGCTCCATGGAATGGCTCTCAATAAACATACCGTTGTCCGCATAATAGGATTGCCACTCGCATTTAACGATTTGCCATGACTCCACCGGATATCCCAACTTTACCGCTTTTTGATTGGAAGAGTCAATGATGGCTTTAATATCATCCAGTGTTTTCCCTTCCTTAGTCAGATAATACCCGCATCTGATCGACCTTGCTTTATATATCAATCCTCCACTCTTATTCATTCTGATACCTCCTCCTTGTGCTCGGATTTCCCATTGTTTGATTTGACCCGCACTGCGTACTCTTTCATTTTCAGAGACGAAACTCTTTTCCGTCCATACGACCTCTCATTAAATGTCTTTGCCAAATACTCTTTCATCAGTTTTTCTCCTTTCCATTGAAATCCATGCAATCATACAGCAACTCATACTTTGCATTGCACTCTTTGTATTGGATGCAGTTCTTGCAAAAGGCGTTCGCCTCCACGATCATCCTCTTGAGACTGTTCCTTACGGCAGTCAGATTTGTCTTTTTCCCGTCCCTCGTGTATTCTGTGCGGAAATAAACATTCTTGCAAGACTGCTCCATGCTTGTTCTGGCAGTCCATTCGTGACCGCCCTCTGTCCACTCAATTTCTCTGGAATACTGTTTTTCCTTGGCTCTCCTGCCTCCTGCACAACCTTCTGGACTCCAGAAGTATGCATTCTTGCACTTCTCTGCGATGTCGATGATCTCCTGCAGTTCTGCGATTTTGTTTGTATCCATTTTGACCCTCCTACTTATAGATGTAAACACTATGCACATCGTCACGCCCAAACTCGTTCTTTGTGAAGAATTCACGTTTGCGACCGCTGATAAACTTCTGAACAACTTTAGGCAGTCTCTCCTTTGGAAACGCCTCGCAAACTGTTTTTCTGCCCTTCCAGTTGATGTATTCGACTCCTCCGTCCGTAGTCATGACGAACCAGTGATAAGTCATGCCATTCATGCAACCCTCTTTGACGAATTTAATGTTTTTTGCTGTGATTCTCATGGTTTCCTCCTTCCTACGGAGGAGGCTCACGCCTCCCCCGCCCTATCTGGTTAGAACGAATAATCGTAGTAATACTCAGCGACCCCGAAACTTACCTTGGCTTTGCTCCTCTTTGTCTGCTTGCCCTTCTCTCTTATTTTGTCGATGTCAAACCCCGCCAGACTGACTGCCATCTGCAGACGGATGTCGGACTCAATGTCCTTGATGTCATCAACGGTAAGAGTGTTTGTCCAATACCAGACGTTCCCCCTCTTCTCAAGCGTTCTGCAGGGATTCTCCTCGTTGCTTACCAGTTCCCACTCGTTATCGAAACCCACGCCGATGTGCTTGTGATCCAGTTCTCTGACGGTAACGTGCTTCTGATCCTTGACCTCGACAACCTCATATGCCGTCCTGTCGCTCCAGTGATACTCAGTGACTCCAGTGCCGACCTTGATCTCATCGCAAAACTGCTGTCCTTCCATGAGTCTGTTATTAAGACTTCCATACCATTTGCTCATTTTGTACCTCCTTGAACACTGTAAATCTTTATTTGATGATATGAGTATATACCTATATTGCGAAAAAGTCAACCACTTTTTTCGATTTTTCGAAATTTCCTCTGGAGGAGGATTTCTCCCCCTCTTTCTATCCACACCTCATCCTCTGGTATCCATCTCTATCCAGAGTCAGTGTGTCCCAATAAATCTCCGTCTGGAAATCTGGTCTGTGTTTCTGGACAAACTCGTCATGCTCCTTTGCCCTCTTCTTGATGGCCTTGATCGCATTCTCCTTGGTCTTTGCCTTGACTTCCCATCCCATTTTGCCAGTGGCCTCTCTGACTTCAACCGTCCACCACTGAAACTGGAATGCCGACATTTTGGCATCAGCATCGGCAGACTCACTCACTACCTCTTCATCGTTGGAGGAGGATTCTTCTTCCTCTTCCGTTGCGACAGGAGGATACACCTCTTTGACCTTGACTCTGGTGATTGTGGTCTGCTTCTCGCCGTTGTACTCCTTGTACCCCTTGACGGTGAAGGCGATCTGGAGGGAGTCCCCCTCTTTCTCGTCAAGCCCCATACCAGTTGTGAACCACACCAGTTTGTTGCCGTTGGCATCAAATGTGTACACTGTGACAGTCTCAGTTCCCCACCCTCTATAGGCACTGCGTTCGAAACTGCCGATGTGCTCAAGGACAACATCCATGGTCAGTCTCTGTCCTTCTTCTCCGACATACTGACTGATGGCTTTTCTCGCCTGTTCCTTGGCTCTTTCGGCCTCAATTCTGGCGATCTCTGCCTCCTGCTCCTTGCGGATTCTCTCCTGTTCCGCCATCTGAGCCTGTTGCCTCTTGGCTCTTCTCGCATCCAGTTTGGCTTGATATTCGGGAGTGCGTTCGATCCACTTGTCAATGACCTTGCCTCTGCCCTCGCACTTAAAACAAGTGCCGATGTACTGCGGTCTGCCGTTGATGACCGCTCCCCACTTATAGATGCCATCGCCACCACATCTATCACAAGTGACGAGTCCCTCATAGTATTTGCTTCCGTTTTTATCTACCTTAACTAAAGTCGCCATATTGACCTCCTATCAAACAACCAGATTTAACTCTTTACCTAAGTATATACCTATATTACGAAAAACGCAATACATTTTTTCGGATTTTCGAAACTATTTTTTGCAATAAAAAAACGGCGGGATTTCTCCCGCCTTAGTTGCAAGTTAGTTGCAAGATGTTTGGATAGTTAGATAGTTAGACCGTTGCAAATTGGTTGAAAATCAGTTGCAAGTTTAGTTGCAAGTTTGTTGCAAGATCACAGTTTTCCACTCGCTTGTAGGTTTTCTATCTTCCTTTGTATATACGAATTTCCGCCAATCTTCCTATAATGCTCTATCTGCTCCCATATCCGCTCTCTTTCGATCTCGTCCAGATGCACACCCTTCTCCAGATTGGCAAGAGTGGACACGAGAAAGTTTTTGCATCCTGCCATGTCTACATCGTCAACCCTGTCTTGCAGTTTATCGATTTTGCTATCAATAGACTCAAACTGATCTTTGAGAGAGTCGGCAATCCACATATGCAGATGCGTCTTAAGATATGTAATTCCGCTCACAAGACCAACTATAAATGTGATCGCAAGACCGATCTGTCCAAGTGTGATCCCCTCCATTACGCACCTCCTTACGATGCCACAATGGTGTCTATCTCCCCATTAGTAATGGATGATACCCCACCATCAGCGAGTTTAACATAGGTTGTTCCGCTCCATCTAAACTGACTGTTGGCAGAATAGGATGCGGAGTCCGCCATGAGGATATATATCTTTCCTGCCTCTGGAGTGAGTGCAGAGCCTCCACTTGTAGCAGAAAGCCAAGAGGATGACAGTTCTGTTGCCCCGCTCCTCGGATACGCCTCTACCACATCATCCACATAGGAAGGCAGATAGGCAGAGTCAATTTTAGTGTTCGCATTGAGCGGACAAACGCCTCCCTGTTGCCCCACCCTCGAATTAGTTACATAGAGGCTTTGCAAGTCTGGAATGTCTCCCATTAAAAGATAACGGAATGTTGGCACACCCGCCGAATCGTTTGGCGATGCAAGCACCATGTTTGCGTCCTTAGATGCATAAGGATTTTTTGTGTCTCCATAGCCATTGGCGAGAGAGATTGTCGTGTTGAGACTGGTGCTTTGAGCGGTGCTAACGCTTGAAACCACAGGCGATGTTGCTTGCACTCTTACACTGGTAACTGTACCATTATTTGCCGTAGCACCTTCCGCAATGCCATCTAACTTGTCTTTGAGCGTTGTGGTAAAGTTGTTGTCAGTATGGACATAGGATGCATCAGAGACAAAGTTGGAATCATTGGTCAGATCGCTCGTCTTTGTCGGGACTGTCACATCAACCGCTTTATCCGTCACAGTGAGTGCAGTTCCGTTGACTTTGACCGTTTCGATGACGTTGACCTCTGCTCCAGACTCTACACCGATATCGGATGCAGTGACGTTTACATCAGCAGAGAGAGCGTGACCATTGACCTTTCTCGATGTCGGGACTCTGGACGTGTCATGCGGATGCACATGGTCAACCCGTGCGTATCCTGCGTTCGTGCCAAGTGCTCTTGTTCCATCCATTGTCGGATAACTTGATCCTGTTCCCGGACTCGGGATGGCGGTTGTGTCGGGCAATGCTGACACATCACTCGCTGTGAGTGTGATGTCCGCAGAGAGTGCCTTGCTATTGATCTTCCGTGTCTGCGGAACAAAGTATGCTTTGAGTTTTTGCCAAAAATACAGTAGTCCGTCATAATCCAAATACTTTTTTGCCATCGTCCCCTCCTAAACTAAAATGTTTTCTAACTCCGAATTCGTAATGCCTTGCAATTGCAACTCCTCAAATGTCTTATTACCCTCCAGAGTAACGCCCTCAATTTGCGGTTTGTCTGTCAGTAAATCATAATCGGTCATCTGCTCTATCTGAGACTCTATGTCACTCATAGCACTCCAGACAGACTCCAGAGAGGAGTCAACCGCATCAGATGCAGACCTCGTTGCAGAGGCCGTTGCAGTCTCTGTGACTTGTGCCACAAGACTTGACAGTTTCGGACGGAAATTGCCAAACTCGACCTCTGTATATTTGCCAAGAATACAGTCATAATCAAACGAAATGACCGATGTCAAGATGTCGATGCCAAGTCTCTTGTCCTTGACTTCTATTGTATCCCCGACATCAGTGATCCGCTCCAGATTGGCCTTAAGTGTATAATTGACCTTTGGATAGGCGTTTACCTTGACATATGCCTCTGCCTGTTCCTTTAGATCGGCAACGAGTGCTCTCCTATAGGCAGTCTCATCGGCATAGTTGTCCTTGTCCAAGTCTTGACTAAAAGTGAGTGCCTTTGCGTATGGGATGTCATACTGCTTGTCCGCAAAGACGTAGATGCTCTGACTCTGGTCGATATCGTTCAGCAGGATGCCATCTTTTCCAACGGGGAGGAGTTGAGTGACTACATCGTCCCATGACTCTGTGCAGGATATCTCTTTGAGATTTTTTCTGTATTCCACAGTGACTCCATTGTCACGCCCGATGCTCTGCACAATTCCTATCCTATAATTGTCTCTGACCAGATGTCCTCCCCATCTGGCTAAAACGCTCTCTATTGCATCATAAAGGGACTGCCTCACACATCTCAAAGAGTCCACCGTCTGTACATCGGAATAGACCGAAAAAGGACTCTTTGGTGATGTCGCCCCGTTGAGATGCACAAGTGCTCCGTTGCAGTCCTCCTCCACAACATAAGAGTCTGCAATCACATAATCCTCCGCAGAATAGGCCAAATGCCACGCCTTGACAGTGACCTTTGTGCCAGTCTTTAGCGGATTTGTGACCCGAAAGCCTTGTTGCCCTTGAGGAGTGTCCGCAACAACGATGTTGCCCTCTACAAGATAATCTGATGCCTCTGTCCCCGTCACCAGATCGAGATAATAGTCTCCATTGTCTTCTTTGTGGACTTTGGCTCTACGAGGCTTGAGGATGGCATCGCCGTTGGAGGAAAAGTCTTTATCAGATGGAGAAAAGACTCTTATCATGTCACCCTCCTTTTCTTATGCAATCCTCTTCCAAATATTAACCACCAAATAAGGAGGCATATTGTTGTGAGCAAGTCCACTTCCCACAGAGGAGGAGATAAATCCGGGTGCGGAAGACCCGCCCGCTTTGACGGCTCTTCCACCGCTTCCGGTGCTTACGACAATTTCGTCTCCAATAGGCACTTCCGTCACATGGGTATGACTCGGAATCTCTCCAGTTGTAAGAGTGTGGCTCACTTCACCACCTGTGCTTCCAATTGGAAAACGTTCTCTACCCCAATAAATCGTGTCATCTGATGCCAACAGGAATTGCCCCTTAATCTGTTCCCACGATGTGTCGGGAAGAAATGTGGACGGGTCTACATCATTCACCGACATATAGATAGCCCCGACAGGATAAATGAGATTGACCACTGTTGAAATAGTTTCTTCCTTTGTATATACGTTTTCTGCAACAGTGCTGATGGAGGCTTGCGAGGCAATGCCAAGATCGCTCGTTGTCTGGTTTCCGTCCATGGTCACGCCATTAATCTGAGGCTTGTTGGTCAGTCCAGAATAGTCTCCGGAATCCCCTGCATCTCCCTTTTCCCCCTTTAGAGGGAGGATTTTCACTGTCTTAAAATTCGTTGCGTTTTCAAAATCGTAAGTGTCTGCCATATCTCTCCCTCCTATCTATAGAAGACTCTAACTGTGGCAGTCGATGTGTAAGTAGTCCCGCCGTATCTGTGGTTTCTTAACTGCACCTCTCGCCCGTTGTTCCTAATATTGACATTGCAAAGGCCATAGTCCGTTGATGATATGTAATAGCCCCCGAGATTAAATATGCCTGTTGTCATATTGTTTCTCAAATATACTCCAGAATACATTGCAGAGTGGTTTCCCGTATAGGCTTCTATATATACTTCCTTTGCCGTTTCGGGAATGCCCGTAATCCATGTCGTTCCAGTCGCAGACCCTGCCAGAGTCCATTCGGCACTTGATGATCCACCGCCATGGGAGTCCACATAATCTTTGATCTTTCCCCAAAAGTATGCAAGTCCTGTCTTGTCAAGATATTCCACTGCCATGGGAACACCTCCTATTCTGTAACATCGTAAAGAATGTCAAAAAGCCCTCTTAGGATGGTGAAAATGTCCCCATTGAGGCCGATTTGCAAATCATAGTAATACTCGCCAACTTCAAGGTTTTTTGTGTCCTCTGGTGCTACTCTGACGATATACTGCCCCTGTGCGACTTTGGAAATGCCATGCCCAAGAGACTTCTGAAAGATGTATGTTTCTTCATCTATGTCTTTCTTGCAGGAAAAATAGGCAGTCTCTAAGTCCTGCTCAAGCCCTTCTATTTCGACTCCAAAGGACAAAGTGTCACCCTTGACAACTTGTATATTCGTATACATAATCCCCTCCTAAATCCATCTGGAATGCCTCTCAAAAAGGATTTTTTCGACATCCCCCGTCCAAGTGACGAGATTGTCACCCGCATTTAGCCACAAATCATCATAGTCTCCATATGTCCTTCGGTTGGCAAAAGACCCATCTGGATAGTAGGCTTGCACCTCAGACACATCCAGTCTGATCGGATCACTGCCAAGAGTCAGCACAAACGGATTCCCTCCGTTGACGGACAAGGCTACACGCCCCGATCCATAGATTGTCATGATCGGCTTTGACTTCACGTTGCCAAGGTTGATGACGTTGATCCCTGTTCCAGTGAGCGAGATATGTATGTCTGCACTGACTGTTTGTGTGCCATACACGCAAACCCACAAAAACTGGATGTCTCTATCCTCTGTTAAAACAAACTCTTTCGAATAGTTGCCATCATAAAAGGACAGGCCAAACGTGTCCGCTCCTGCCATCAGACCATACCCGACCCTGCCCTCTACGGCATCACCAGTGGCAGTGAGGCTATATCTGCCACGCATGAGCCTCGTGCTAATGGGGATAAAAAATTCCGCCGTGCTTGTGGACGATCCAGAGAGGTTGATCGTACCATCAGACACAGACAGAGTCACGCCGTTGACGGTCTTCGTGTAATCCGCAGAAATCGATAACACACTATTATTGTATGTATATACGCCATCAACGGCGGAAAACTTAAACGGTTGGACATGGAGTGTGACGGTGGCAGTGCGATATCGTATAAGCCTTTCAAAGTCAATCTGTTCTATGATCTTGTAAAAATAAAGTTTGTCTGGCTCGTTGGAAAAGATGACCGTCCCCTCGGAATCAAAAAAACCGATGACTTTGTCAATTTCAAATTTCCCATAAAGCCCGATGCTCATTTCCTTGTCATAGGCAGAATATCCAAGAGGAGTGATGATGTCTCCGTCCCTTCCGTCAATCTCCTCCACCTCCGTCCTCAGAAGAGGCTTTGAGATGGGAGGGAGTGACTGGATAAGGAGTCCAGTGATGGAATCACTCCTCTTTCCATTTAATATAATGTAATTCATGTTGCCTCCTTACGCATAGATGGCTCTTGTCACAGTCCGCTCGACAAACTCTCCTGCCACTTCGTCATCAAGGACTATTTTCATCTGACTCAATGCCATCTTAAAAGCGTTGACCATGTCCAGATCAGACGTTTCTCTGGCATATCTCGCTCCAGATACAGAGGAGTTGATATCAAAGGTTTTCGGGATCGCATCTCCCATCTCAGAGGCTACATACCGCATCTCATCTGAGAAGCCTTCTCCGATACCAAGAGCGAGGTTTCGTCCGACCTCGTCCCTCATGACGGTTGACGGGGAGTGGATGCCGAACAATCCCTTAATGAATGATGTGACATTGCCGACCCATCCAGAGATTTTGCTCTTGATCCAACCAAGGCCATTTGAAATACCATTCCAGATGCCCTCGACCAGATTCTTTCCGACTGAAAGCATCTTAGAAGGTAAGTCTTTAACTCCTTCGACCACAGTGCTTACAATCTTTCCCGCCTCCGCTTTAAGTGTGGCAAACTTTTCTTTTAATCCGGAAACCAGTTTAAGCAGGATATCTCGACCGCTGTTAATCACTGGAGCAAAGTGTCGGGCAATAGTTGTCACAATTGTCGTGATGATGGTCGGAATCATCGAAATCAGTTGCGGAATTGCATTGTTTATGCCGTTGATAAGTGACACAAGCACTTTTACGCCTGTCTTTAGGATTTGAGGCATATTCCGCAGGAGCACTTGCACAATGGTCTGCACGATCTGCGGGACATATGTCACTAACCTCGGAATTGCTCTTGTCAGACCATCAATGATGGCTAATAACAACTCCATTCCTGCGGTTATCAGCAAAGGTAGATTGTCCATAAGCACCGTAATAATGTTGGTCACAATTTCTGGTAGCATCTCAATTAACTGCGGAATTGCCTCCGTAAGCCCTTGAATAAGACTTGTTATCATCTGCATTCCTGCATTGACCATGTCTGGCAGGAGTGTGATAATTGCGGACACAATCTGCGGAATCAAGTCTGCAATGACAGGGATAACTGACGGGAGCACTTGCAAAACTGTCTGGAGTGCCTGTTGCACTGCGGTTATAAGCACTGGCAGTTGCTCTTGAATGATAGGCACAACTTGTGCAATGAGCATCGGGAGCGTTGACTGGAGCGTGCTTGCCATACCAGTCACCACCTTAGAAACCCTCGGAATGATTGTGCCAAGGACTCCGCCTTTTCCATCTGGCGTGATAAGCGTCCCCACAAAATTGCTTGCAAGCGTTTCAAAATCGGCATTCTCGTCCGCCATGCCAGTGAGCATATTCTGCCATGCGGACTTCATGCTCCCTGTCGCACCTTGAATTGTGCCACTGGCCTCTTTTGCCGTTGTGCCAGAAATGCCCATCCTCTGCTGAGTGATGTCAATAGCACTGATGATCTGGTCAAACGAAACCTCGTCAATGCTCTTTACAGAGTCCTCAACAACTCCTGCATCTTTGACCAGTCTGAGCATCTCTGTTTTTGTTCCACCATAGCCTAACTTGAGGTTGTCAAGCATGGTGTAATTACCTTTTGCAAAGCCTTGATAGGCTCTTTGGATGGAGTCGATATCCGACCCGAACGTATTTGCGTTATCCGACATATTTCTGATCGCTACATCGGCAACTTTGGCGGACTGCTCTGTGTCCCCGTTTAATCCCGCAATCAGTGAGGCAGAGAAACCAGTAACAGTCTCCATATACTCATTTGCGGACATCCCTGCAGTTTTGAATGCGTTGTTGGCGTTATCCATGACAGTCTTTGCGGAGTCTGCCCCGAAAATTTTATTAACACCACCTTCTAACTGCTCAAATTCTCCGTAACTGTTAAGAGCCTCTTGCCCAATGCTTTTGATCGTCCCGCCCAGTTGTTTCACGCCACTAATAGCACTTTGGATGGCACTTGTTGCGAGGTTGGATAAAACGCCTTTAAAGACCGTAAAGCCCTGTCCTCCTCGCTCCGCATCTTTTCCAGACCCTTCGGCCTCATGGCCTAATTTGTCAAGTGCTTGAGCAGTCTGGTTGGCAGTGCTCTCGGCATTTGCGGTTTTTATCCGCATATCGTTCAATGCTCGTCCTTGAGCATCGTATGCTTTTCCGCTCTGCTCGACCTCCGTTGCTAACTGAGCAACAACCCTCTCCTGCTCCTTGTATTCTGCCGATGATGTGCCAAGAGTCTGCTTGATCTGCTCAAGTTTCTGCTTTTCCTGCTCATACTTTTGAGTCAGTTCTTGATGCTTCTGTCCGCTTTTCGCATACTCGCTTGACATGGTTGCCAACTGCGATTTAAGCGTGCTCAATGCAGTCCTTTGCGTTTCCAGTGCTCGTTTGAGCACCTCTGCACTCTGTGCAAGTTCCTTCTCAGACCGCTCCCCGCTTGCAAAACTGGAGGATGTCGCCTTCATTTCGGCACTTACAACTTTGAGGCTTTGCGTGATTTGTGATAGTGCTTTGCGATAATCGGACTCACCAGTGAGTTTGACCGATCCGCCAAATCCCGCCATGTGCTCACCTCCTTAGAACCATTCTTCTTCTCTCTGAGACTGCCTAAACGCCTCCGCATATGTGACATTGGCGTTGCGGAGTCTCATTTCTATATCAAAATTATCTTTGTAATGATCGTATAATTTGTTAAACAGCGTGAGCGTCAGTCTGCCAGTCTCCTTGAGCGTCAGATTTAATTTTGTCTTTCCGATAAACATAAACCATGAAAAGTCGATGACTGGATTCTCCTCATCATGGATTATCCGTTTTTTTCTGTGCTCTGTGTGCTCTCTACCACTGTGCCATTAAGAGTCTTAGTTGCCTCAAGCAGTCCGACCTCTGTGATGATTCGCCCAACTTGTTTGAGCGTGAGCATAGGCTCGTGTTCATCGTGCTCATCGTTATAGATGTCAATACCCTCGTTGAGCATCTTCGTAAAGCCAAAGATAACCGCTTTTGCGTTAGGCTCTCCAGATGATCCGTCCGTCAACTCCGCCCACTTATCTATCGTCCCATACTCCTCTTGTATCTCCTCCATGACATTGAGGTTGAAAACGAGTCTGTATGTCTTGCCCTTATATTGGATTTCGCCGTATTTATCTTTCATTTCATTCCTCCGAATCCAGTAAAAAAGGGAGCGGATGTCCGCTCCCTATGTCGCTTGTCTTATGCAGTTGCCATGAGGCTCTCAAGGAAAGAGATTGCCTCCGCTTTTGTGTCAAAAGTCTTAGTTTCAGACCACTTGCCATTGGCAAGAGTCGCAACTGTTCCCTCCAGTTCACTGGTAGCAAACTCAAGGCTCTCACCTTTCGTGTTGTCTTCCTGTGAAGGCTCGGAAAATTTAACTTTGTAAAGAAATTCGACCTTGTACTTGTACGCCCCTCCGACCATCTTAGTAATGACCCGACCAAAGCCTACATACGGAGCGATGTCGTTTGCGTTTCTGGTCATTACGCCTGTCTCATCATCGACAGAGTGTCCAAGGAGCGTTGCCATTGTGGTCTGATCCTCGTCATCAATGCCGATGGTCACACTGCCAGACTGGAAACTGGTGTCCGCCTCTGCAACGGTGTCATCTGCATAAAGCACTGCCTCGTTGTTGGAAATGTCAACTGTGCAGGAAATTGCTTTTGCAGGAGTTTTCGCCCCATTATAGGACGGAGTCCCATCCGTCCCCTCCGTCAGTACGGAGTATCTGAAATTATTAAGTCCGATTTTCGCCATTTTACTCCTCCCTCAAAATAGCAAAGCAAAGAGTCTTGTGATAATAACCAGTGTCGGCCTCGTAGAAATCCCCGCTTGACCTTGACGGTTGCCATACAAACCCATTCGCTTTCAGTAACTGCTTGATCCTCTCAATAATTGGGAAATAATTCCCCTTGGAATAGACATCAAAATCGTAATAATCGACATAGCCCATCAGATCATCATCTCCAGAAATGGAGTTGTCTGCATCCGTCTGCATATATGTCACATACGGCTCTCCGTGTCCTTCATAATGCAGGAATTTCACTGGTACGGTCTTTCCGTCCACTTCAAAGCCAGAAAAAATGGTCTGTATCAACTCATTCATCCAACAGCCCTCCACTTGCACTCCTTTGTGCATCTAACATGGCTTTTTCAATCCTGCCCTTATTGAAAGACCGCCTCAGAAACGGCCTTTTCGGAAACGGAGCGTTTGATCTGCCGTATTCAAACACATTTGCCACAAGTGGTGCAGGGGTTTTTACGCCATCCTTGTTGTAAAAATACCCGTAAAAGCCAACCTTTGTGTTGATCCCATCGTCAGAGGGAGTCTTGTATGTCCTTGTCATCTTGAGACAACTCATGATGCCAGAGTCTTTGAGATTTGCAGGGACATTGGCTTTGATAGCCTCCAAAGCCACTTGTGCTCCTGCTTTTGTCATCTTCCCAAAGATTTCATCCGCATTATCATAAATTTTCTGGACATCCCTCATGATATCGGTCGGCAACTGCAGTTCAAACTTAGCCATCAGTGTGTGACCTCCTTGCACTGCATCTCCAATTCCACACTCGCCTCATCCACGTTGCTAAGATATTCGATAGAATAAGTCTTTCCCCGAAAATCAATGAGCATATCTCTGTTGATTTCCGTCTTTGGATATCGGATCGTGAAATTGGTATACGCCTTCTCAAAATCAGAGTTGTTTCTGATAATAGTCATTCCTCTTGTGGTCTTGACATAGGCATACGGAGTGAGGACGATCTGTTTTTCTTCGTGCTGAAAGCCAAAATCGTCCTCGACAACCGTTGTCTGGTAGATTGTGATCTTATGGTTGTATTTTCCCGCATTTATCATGATGCATCCTCTGTCGGCAGGAGGTTGACGGAATGCATTCCCAAAATGGTGTCAACAACATTATTGAGGTTGCTCTTGTCCACATAATAGGCTCTGTTGTCCCACATATCTTGACACAAAATGAGCACCACAATGACAAAGTCCTCATAATCGTCTAACTCCGAATCCGTCCTGCCCGTGTAATTTTTGATAAACGCTTTTGCTATTCCAATGAGACTATTGAGAGTGTTTGTTTCGGATTCAGTGACCTCATCAAGTCTGATGTAATCGGCTACATCAGTGCTTGTGATCTCGCTGACCTTTGTAATGTGATTCATTTTTCCACCTCCTTCTCCAGAGGCTTACTTTTTCTTTGTCTTCTTGCCCTCTGCCTTGATCTCCTCGACATATCTGGCTTTCAGCAAGTCTTTGGCGATGGAGGAGTCAGAGATTTCTCTGACCTCCCCTTCCGCCATAGAGATAAGACCGCAAAAAGAAATCAATGCCTTATACAACATGATTTCTCCTCCTTTTTATGCCATCTGGAGGCACACGATCTGCTGTTCGTCAATAACTTTGGAGTCAAATTCGAACCAACTGACCACGCCAACTACGTGCTCATCGGCATATCTTTCTCTGAGGACTTCGATGTTGATCTCCTCGTTAAATTTCGTTGCGAGTCCCTTCATGTCTCCGTAGAAAATAGCCTTTGCACCAGTTGCGATATTGGGCATATTGTCGGATACATAGACGGGCTTGCCAAGCAGAGTCGCCCCAAACGGAGTGCTGATGTCATCGTTGAGCAGAGGATAGCCAGTGTTGCTCTTGAGCATTCTAAGAGCAGTTCTGGTGGCAGGACTCATGATCCAAATCGCATTGTTCTGGAAATCGTCCTTTACCGCATCGTGAGTCTTGATGATATCCTCAAGCGTAATGGCGGTTGCACTTCCTGCAGTGACAATGTGAGTAAGTCCAGAAAGACCAGTAACCTTGCCAGATGTGCCAATGAGCAGTTCATGCTCGATAAATCTGCTGATTGCATATGCCATCTCGTCAACAACAAAGCCGACAATGTCAAAATCTACATTATTGATGAGGGAGCGGGAAATCTTCGTCAGACATCCCGCAAGGAATCCGCTCAGTTCCACAGTTGCGAAAGAACCAGAGGACGAGGATAACTGCACAAACTCGTTCTGGTAGGCAACGGTGATATTCTGGCTGTCCGCAGGATAATACGGCACTTCCAGTCTGCCCTTGACATTGAATTTCTGGCTCTGCTCAAGAATCGGGCAGATGTCATATACTTTTTTGATGATGTAATTTACGATAGTTTCGGGAATCAGTGCTCCGCCAAGGCCGATGCCAGTGCCAGTGGTAGCAGGAGTCAGTTCTCCTGCCCTCTCATGGAGCACTCTGCCTCTTACAAAATTCTCAAACGCCTGTCTTTCCATCAGTTCTTTTTCGTTCATCTTTTCCTCCTCACTCATTGCTCTTTCTTCGGGTACGTTGTCCTCCTTCACTTCCATTTTTGCGATCTGCCTAAAATCGTCATCCAGTTTCAGAGTCTCATCAATTGCTCTGACGTTGTCTCTGATTTCGGTCAGTTCCTTTGCCTCGGCCTCGGTCAGTTCTCTCTTTTCCGTCTTTGCAGAGTTAAGAACCTCCTCCGCCCGTGTGATAAGATCATTCTTCTTTTCCACAAGTTCTTTCATGCTCTTCCCCTTTCATTTCTTTGATCATCGCCTCATATTTGGAGTAATCTATTGCCTCTGGCCTCTCTTCCAGTTGTGGCACATCTTCTGTGCGGATTTCCTCCGCTTCTTCGATCTGGACATCCTCGTCAATGTATGCCTCGCCATGAAACTGCATTTCCTCATCATCTTCTCTCGCCATGATAAGAGTGCCATCATAAGCAGGACTCTTTTTCCGATTGAGGATAGACACCTCAAGCAGATTTAAGTCCCTCACCTTTCGGAGAGGCAGACCAGACTCGTAATCTACATCCTTGTCCACTCCGTTGGCTGTGTCCTCAAAGCCGAAAGACCATCCGACCAGATTGCCCTGCCTTGCATCCGCAATGACATCGGCATCTGTGATGACCGCTCTGGCATGGAGTCCGATGTTGTCCTCTGTCAGTTCCAGATTCCCCTGTTTTGTTGACCCTAAGTCTCTTGTCCAGTCATGATTAAGCAGAATATGGATATCGTCATTCCTCTGGAGTGCGTTCGAAAAAGCACCCTTACAGATACGTTCGATAAATCTCCCTACCCTGCTATGGAGCGGTTTGGAGTTTCGCTCCACTGCATTAACATAGCCTTCGACAGTCACACTGTCTGCTCTGATGCTAACTTTCATCAATCCACCTCCTCAATGTTGACTGCTTTGTCATCGATAAAAAAGTCCACCTCTGGCTTGCTATCTGCGATCTCATCGAAAACAAGCCCTAATTCAGCACACGCCTTGATTGCCTCCTCTAAGTCATCTCCTGTCCGTCCAGTCCACAAGATGATCCGATTAGAGTCCTGCAAGGCTTTTATCTTGTCCACTGCCTCTGGATTGATCTTGCCTCCCTTTGTGAGCGTGTTGTCAAAATCAACGGCGATGGCGTTGTGTGCTCTCTCTGCGGAGTTTCCGCTCTCATCATATGCCTCGACAAGTTCGTGACCTTCAAGCATGGCATCCATGCTCTCCTGTTCTTCCTGCCCACCATTGACTCCGTCATTGGGATCGCCAACCGTGTCTGTATTGGGCGTGTAATACTTATGCTCGTTGATATCGTAAAGGACTGCACCCAGACCAACGTTGACTACATCCAGACCCTCGACCCAAGGCATATTCTCTGCTCGTCTGATCTCGTTCAATGTCATAAAGCCAGTCTCTTTTGCTAACTTATATGCGGAATACCTCTCACTCAAGTTGGCCTTGACCACCTCCTTGACATCAAACTCAAAGAAATAGTTTTTCTTCTCCTTTTCAAGTAGTAAGTCCCGATTGAGTGCCGTTTCAAAGGCTTTGATAATCGGATAAATTGCCTCTTTAAAAGTCCTCCAAAAGTCGGCAGGATAGATGTGGAAAATTGTGTTGATTTCAAATGCAAGAGTGTTCTTTGTCTGATCCAACTGCATCTCAATAGACGAATTGCTTGCCTCTTGAAAATCAAGGCCGTTGTTTAAGACAACCACATTCTCACTGTTGTTCGCATACAGATTTCTCCACGCCTTTTTGAGAGCGTTGATCTCCTCCTGTCCCAACTTCCTCTGTGATTTTAAAAAGCCTTTTTTGCTCCCTCCGCTCTGCACAAGTGACAGTTGATAGAGCAGTGTCTGGTAGGCCGTTTCAAGAGCCTTAGACACCTCCACTGTGACTCCTGTGCCAGATGCTCCGTCTTTCGTGTTCCGCAGAATCTTTACAAACTCCCATGGCTTGTATTGATTGCCCTCAACCAGAATCACATAATCCTTGTAGATCGGCTTATAATTCTTGAGGACAGTGACATAGACATCCTCCACATATCTCAGAGCGACAACCTCATTTCTCGCTCTTTCGATGTAAGCATAACCGCCCTTGCCAAGCAGATAATCCTCCACCATGGCCTTTTTCATCTGGAATGCGTCTAACGTGTCCCCTGTGTCACCATTTAGGAGTCTGACTCTTGTGTCATCCCTCATCTCCTCCACCCTGCCCTGCTTGTACTTGTATAACTTGACAGGCATACTCGCAATGGTTGAGGAAATAAAGTCAACCGCCCCGCTGACAGCAGGGAGCGTGAGTGCCTTTTCCCTCGTGATAACCTCGTTGTTTAGGAGTGCTTGCAGGAGGACATCACTCACAGGAGGAGTGATTTCTGGTGTCTCCTCTCGCACCTCTGGCTCAGTCCCTGTTAGCCATGACCAAAACCCCATGCTCTCTCCTTTCTTCAAATGACTTGTACAGTAAAGTCCGCTTGATTCAAAAAGTAGTCCTGTTGGAGCAGATAGACAGCATTGATAAGGCTCACAACCATATCAACCTTGCCCTTTGACCGCTTCTTGTGGACATACATATTTTTGTTTGTGTCATAAGTGCAACGTGCGTTCTGGAAATTGATCTCCAGTAGTTTGTTGCTCTCATACTCAAACTTTTTATTTAATATCTGCTCTTTGAGCAACTTTGTCGGAGGATGCAAAACGGATGAGTGCTGTCTCACCTCGACCATGTTGTATCCTGCCTTTTCCAGTTTTTGTGCGGTTGATAAAGCATTCCATCGGTCAAAGCCGATTGCTTGTATCTGGACTCCGAACCGCTCCTCAAGACCAAGAATAAAATCCTCGACAACGGCATAATCTATGACCCTGTCTCCACAAGGGATGACATGATCCGTCTTTGCCAACTCCCGATAATTGACCTTCTCAAACGACATCTTTTCGTCTATCCTGCCCTCTGGGATAAAGGCAAAGGAGTCCGCTAAGATGTTGTTATCATCATCAACACTGACCATTGACACAGAAGTGTTGTCATTTGTTTCGGACAAGTCAAGGCCAAGATAGACAACCCTGCCCCGCCAGTTGATCTTGGCTACACGGCACTCCTGCACATCTTTCGTGTCGATGAAAGTCTCCGTCCCGACACCTTGATAGATGATGTTGCAGTGCTTTGTAACAAAATTCTCTCTGGCACTTTCGACCGCAACGGCATAGGCTCTCTTTTTCAGTAGGTCTTCCCATATCTCTGGTATCTCCAGAGAGACAGGATTTGCTTGTCGCAGGATCAGATCATCCGTCTCCCATCCAGTTGTCTTGTCTGGCTCATAAAGGAGTGAAAAGCGAGTCTCGTCCGCCTCAAGGCCATCAAGGACTCGCTTTGAATATTTCACCTCATCTTCAAAAGGATTGTCTATTGTCGGATACTTTGTCGATATGATAAAACCCAACTTATTGAGGATGTTTAACTGTCCAGACCGCATAGCCTCAATTGGATAACTGGTGGGCAGTGCTCCAACCTCATCCGCACAAAAGGCACTCGGCAGTTTTCCGTCCATTCTGGATGTGGAAAATGACAAAGGAGTGTATGTGACTTGTGACGGTTTAAACTGGATATAATCCCGCAAGATTTTAAACCTCTTCTGGTCACGCCACTCATAGACCAGTGGTGACGATCTGATTGTTTCGGCAATGGCCTCTCTGATCTCCCTCGACAGTGACCCATCTGGAGCAACGCTATAAAATTTCGAAAACTTCGGCTCTGTCAAAAAGAGCAGGATAAAGATTGTGGCTATCGTATAAGTTTTGAAATTCTTCCTGCAGATTTCCAGAATGCCAGTCTCATATCGCCTTCTGGCTTCGTTGTCCCGATAGACCGTGCAGAGGATCGCCGTATAAAAAAGCCACTGATAACCGCTTGTGCAATCATACAGTGACTGTCCTGCTTTGAGTCCCTTCGGCATATTGAGTATTTTCAAGATGCTCTCAACTTGCCTCAGTTTCTTTTCACTGACTTTGTATTTCTCGTCCTCTCCATCATAAATTCGGACAAAGTCTCGCATCTGGAGTTTGACATACTTTGGTGTTGTCTCCTCGTCCAGTGATGCCTTGCAAAAATCGTATGCTTTACTCACCAGAGATCAACTCCAGTAGTGGATCATCCGTCTCCCGATTCTCATCAATGAGGAAATTCTTGATGATCTTGATTAATGTAGCCACCGTCTTGTTGGCGGAGTCACAAGTTTTGTTGTAATCACTGACCGCAGGATTTGTGTAAAGGTTTTTCCGACCCTTGACATACTCCTTTGATACAAGCATCCCCTCTGCCTCAATTTCTTTTTCCAACTTGTTCAGCATATTGATCTGGACTTGATACCTCTTGAACGTTGTCAGAAAAAAGAAATTGGACTGGACTCCAGACTCCTCCGCAATACGCATGATCTCTTGAGCCTGTTCGGTTAGTGTCATCTTCTTTGCCATGTCTTTTCCTTTCATTTCATTTTTGGCAATAAAAAAGCACCCTTGCGGATGCTCTTTCAATTTCTATTTTTTTCTGTTGACAAAATCTCGGATGTTCTTATTTGTTTCCTCTTTTTCCGTTGCCATACCGTTTAAATTCTTTGCAAGGCTTTTCGCCTGTTCGCTTGTCATTTTTCTGGCCTTTTCCTTGACGATTTCTTCATCTTTGATTTCAGTTTTTCCAATTTTCATCATTACTACCTCCTTGTGGTTTTTCTGATAACGAGGATTGATCTATCGATTGGAACATAGAAGTCCTCCCCGCCCTGTGCGTGAGATATAGACCCATTTCCGCCTCTTGCAACAATACAATTATAACCTTTATATAGTGCGTATTGGGATATATCTCTCATAGTTCTTGAATTATAATGAGCAGGATCGTTTCTCGCCATCCTCCTTATTGTATCCTCGTCACCGATTCTCGCCTTACT